ATTTTTAATGATATTACAGTTGGTAAGTACGACATAATAGTAGTAACTGGCTCAACACTTCCGTCTAATAGATATGCGGAACTTGAGTTTTATATGGATGCTTATCAAAAAGGTCTTATTGACAGGCAGGAAGTTCTTAAGAAAACAGAAGTCTTTGATATGGAAGGTGTTATGCAAAGAATTGATGAAATTACTAAGCTTCAAAATATGGTTAAACAACAACAAGACCAAATTAAATCACTTAAGGGTGACTTGCAATCTAGAGATAGGGAGTCAGTTAACCTTAGAAAAAGAGTTGAAGTTGAGAAGTTTAAAAACGAACTTGACCAAGTTAGCAATAAAGCTAAGGCGGCAGGTACTGTTTATGAAAAACGACTCGATGACAGCTTATCCACTGTTAAGACGCAGATTAAAGACGCGTCTAACAAACAAGGCTCACCCTCTTCTGGTGGAAAAAGAGGCAGCAAAAAGGAGAAGAAATAAATGTCACAAGATAATATACAAACAGATACCCCTCAGGAAGGCGCAAATGAGAACCAATACAATTCTTTAGAAGAAGCAGTATTTGGCAACAATGAAGCAACTGAAGGCTCTGAGAATATACAAAGTGCTTTTACTCAACCTCAGGAAGGTACAGTAGATTCTAACGCAGCTCCACAAGGACAACCTGCAACTGGTGAAGATACTATGGGAATAATGGCTCAAGACAATGACCAAAGACGTTATCAATATTGGCAATCTCAAGCAGATAAGCTTAAAAATGAGAATGAAAAATTGAAACAGAATATGCAGAAAGTTGCAGCAGCAAGTGCTCAACCTCAGCCTGGTCAATTGTACAATGAAGAGCCTGAGGAGTTTCCTCCACCACCTGAGAAACCAGCAAGACCTAGATATTTTAGTAGAGAGGAAGCGAATAGCGACCCTGCTAGTGATAGTGCTAAATATTTAGATTCTGTTGAAGATTGGAGAGATGATATAGCTGAATACAATACTATAAAAACTCAATATGAACAAGCTAAAGTGCAAGAAAGATTTGAGAGTATGGAAAGACAAAGGATAGAAAACGCTCAAAGAGTTCAAGCAGCCCAACAAGCTAAAAAGCAAGAGTTGGAAATAAAAGAGCATGTTATGGGTCATTATGGTATGAATGAAGCTGAAACTGCAGATTTTATGCAGACTATGTCAGACCCTCAATCGCTTAATATCGATAACCTTGTCCAATTGTATAGGGTTCAAAAAGGAGGAGCGGCTGCTACACAGCAACCTGTTCAGCCTCAACCTAGTGCTACATTCAAACAGGTTCAAAATGCACAGCAAGTACCAACTCCTATGGGAGTGATGCCTTCTGGAAATGCAGATAATGACGGACGAAGCGTAGAGGATAAGATTATGGATACTATGATAGGGAATTTTGATAGCAAAAATCCCTGGAAGTAACTTTAATTCACGCTCAACTGAAGGCCTAACAAGGCAGCTGAGGACGAGCAAATAAGGATGGAAACGCAATGTATTCAAATATAAATGGGCCGAATACAGTAGCAGCGGGAAACGTTTCAATAAACGATACTAGACGTAAGTTTAATTTCGGAGAACGTGTTGCTGAATTGGCTCCAGTACAAAGTCCATTCTTCGTTTATTTATCGAAGGTGGCAAAAAAAGCTACAAATGACCCTGTTTTTAAGTTTTTAGAACAGAGACATCAGTGGCAAAGACGTAACTTTAACTTAGGTGATGCTTCTGGTTCAGCATCGTATACTAGTGGAACAACCCTATTGGATGGTGACACTGGTACTGCGAATACAATAAAAACATATGTAAACTATGATAATACAGGACAAATTCAGTCAGCTGAATATATGCCTGAATTTATGGTTGAAGGACTTATTGTTGCTATTGTAGATACTACTGGAACAGTAAGAAGGTTTAGAGTAAACGCTACTCCTTCTGTTACTGGTGGTGCTGGTACTCAAGAAGTTGCATTTAAAGCTTTATTTACAGCTACTTGTGCTTTTGCAGATGATGCTAAAGCTCAGGTTATTGGAACAGCTCATGAAGAGGCTTCTGGTGCTCCTGATGGTTGGGAAGATAAATTATATGACAGAGAAGGATACTGTCAAATCTTCAAAACTGGAATGAACATCTTCTCAGGTACAGCTATGGCTACTGAGTATAGAGGTATTGCTAATGAGTTCCAAAGAATTTGGCAAGATAAGCTTATGGAACATAAGATGGATATTGAACAAGCTATGTTGTTTGGTGTAGGGTCAGCTTCTGCTGAGAACGCAGCTACTGCTCCAACAAGATATTCTTGGGGTATCCTTCCATATACTGAAACATATGGAAAGATATACAATATGTCTTATAGTTCATCAGGTTATGATGCGTTCTTAGATGCGATGGAAGATTTCTTCGCTCCTGAGTCTGGTAATAGTGGTAATAAACTGGTGTTAGCTTCAAGAAAAGTAATCACTTACTTAAATAAATTAGGTAGTGGTAGCTTCTTGAACAATTCTGTAGGTTCATCTCAATATAGATTAGATGTTGCTACAGTACCTGGTGCTTTCGGGCATACAGTAACTGTAGTTAATACTATATTCGGTAGTCTTCATTTTGTACAAGAGCCTTTATTAAGAGGACCTTGGGAAGATTATTGTGTCTGTGTTGATATGAAAAATGTAGCTTACAGACCTCTAGTAGGTAACGGTATAAATCGTGATACATTCATTGAAACTAATGTACAAGGCAACGATGTTGATGGTAGGAAAGACCAAATCATCACAGAAGCTGGCTTGGAAATTAGTGTACCTGAAACTCACGCTATACTTAAATTTAGTTAGGAGGTTATGATGGCATTAACATACGCAAAAGTAGGTGGCTGGACAGAGGTTACAAACAATGTTACTGTAGCTGATACTGATGGTACTTATTATGGCGATGAAATAAGCGTTAAAGGTAGTACTAAAATAATGGGAGAAGTTAATGAAGAGACTGGTGCTGTTGCAAAATGGCAGTATACTCTTGATGACACTCCTGTATCAGTTGGTGGTATTGGTTTAGACCCAAGTTCTTCTAATAGTATTGGAAATAAAACATGGACAGACTTAGAATATGAGGCTGTTGCTATTGGTGATAATACTATGGAAGACTTACCTTTTCCTGCTGATGCTAAAGGTATTAGACCTGCTGTTACTATTACGGCTTCTTCTTATAGTGGTAATACTACTATAGAAAGTAAGTGCTTAATAGATGGCAAAAGGTCTGATTTAGGCTTTAGTATCTCTGGTATAGGTGCAGACCCTTCTTAATTAATAATAGCATAGGGGAGTTTCGGCTCCCCTATTGCAAAACGGAGATTTAAATGAGTAAATTAGATATAACATTAGCTGGTGAAACAGTTAGTAAAGTAACTGGAGGTGACTTTCAAAATACTACCTTTAGAGCTAATTCTGTTAAAAATATAGTACATAAGATAACTTGTGATGTTGCCAATGCTACATATTCTCATGGAGATATTATTGTTGGGAATGCATCTGCTATAATTTCAGATTTCGGAAGAATGGAAGATATTAACAGTGATGCGGATGGAAAGGTTACTAATGCTCCTATAATAAATTCTGTTACGATGTTTACAAATTTGCCTGTTACAGGGCCTGTAGATATTCATTTCTGGGGGTCTTCAATTGGATTTGGTAATGCAGGAAGTGCTCCTTCTTGTACTGGTATGGCTGTGTCAAAGGTTTATAATGGAAGCATTACTTTGGATGATTGGAAAGATTTCGGAGGAAGCCCTACAATAAAAGCTTGTACTTTGTCAAATATAGGTCTTGTAATCGACCTTCTTTCTACTCAGAATAGTTTAACTCTACAAGTCGTAAATCAAACTGGTCAGAATGTTGTTGCTAGTGGCAGTATGCAAGCATATTTGAAATTAGGTGTGATTAACGATTAATGATTGCTTCTAAACATAAAAAGATTTCAGGAAACAAAAAACCTTCATATAAGAAGAATTATATAGAATTTGATAGAGTTGATGATGGATACGAAACTAGATGGCTACCAGAAAATTCAAGTGATATGACTTTTATTATGTGGTGTAAACCTCATGTAAGTAATGGCGTAATAGGAATGGGTGTTCATAATTCTAATGAAAATAATAGGTTTTATATGGGTTTTACAGGCTATAGGCCATGGATAGGTATAGGCGAAACAAATAATTATAGTGGTGGTGGTAATGCTTTTACAGAAGTTCCAAAGTTTGAAAATCATGATGACACTTATACATTAACTTGGCATCAAATAGTTATTACTTTAGATGGCAATGGAGAAGGTGCTTCAGGAACTGCTAGTTTTTATTGGGATGGAAAGCTTCATGGTTCGTTTACTTATACAGGTAAAAATTGCACAACTCCTTTTAGAATAGGGGATGTTAATAATCATAGCCCAGGCGTTAGTAATTGGCAAAGATGGTTGGGAGCTATAGGAGATATTGCAGTGTATGATAGAACTTTTACTGCAAATGAAGTAAAAATGGACTTTAAAAATGAAGGTCGTAATTATACTAAAGATGGAGCTATTCATCATTGGGCTATGGGTGGTAATCCGAATGATTATATTAGATGGGGAATAAAAAACGTTCTTTCAGATAAAGGATTAGGATGGGAATCTAAAACTATAGACCAGTTTACTTCTGCTGCTAATTGGGATGCAAGCGTTATTCCATCTGTTTCTTTTTCTGCAAATCAAGC